GTTGGAGTGTTTCGAGAAGGAGTGGTTTGAGAAGCCGCACATGCCCGCTGCCACGGTGGCCCGCTACTACGACTACTCGGACCATTCCGTCGAGAACCTCACACGCATGGTTGGCCCCCACCTGGATGAGTGTCTTGACGGCACGGAGCGCGAGGTTATGATCGGGGAAAATCGCACCCAGCAGGTTGATGACGGCGATGAGCTCTCCAAGCTCTTCATCCGCCACAAGCGCGGGGACGTCGCGACCGAGGAGTGGACGCTCAAGGGCAGGTACGTTTATCCCGACAAGCGTACCCAGCAGTCCCAGGCGCCCATGGGCGACGCGCTCTGGCACGCCTACTTGCGAAGCTACCGCCCCGAGGCCATGATGTTCGATGAGGTGTTTTATGAGGAATGTGGGGTGCAGGACCAGGAGCGGTTCTTGGATAAGGGCGTGAAAACGTTGCGGAACATAGCGGACCGTATGGACCCGGATTGGCCCATCACGTATGCGGAGATGTTCATGAAAGGCCAGGCTGTGACTAAACCTGGGACCATAGGCCGGGAAGCGAAGAAAGGGCAGCTCATAATCTCGTTCTGCACGCAGCTGAACATCATCTTTGGCGCGCTCAGCCGCTACATGGCCCGTGCTATCCGTGAGTCGCACGGTTCCCACATGTTCACCGTGAACGAGAACACCGATGTGGAGATGAGCGAGTTCGTGCGCCAGCACTGGGATTTCGGGCGTGCCAGCAGCGAGGATGATTACACGTCGTTCGACTCTACCCAGGGCCCCGAGTTTCAAGTCTTCGACGCGAAGCTCATGGCGTACCACGGTGTGCCGGCTCACATGATCGAGTTCTACATGTGGTTCATCCGCTCCATCACGACGTTCCTCGGCCTGCTGGGAGCCATGCTGGCCTCTGGTATCAAGTTCACTCTCGGGTACAACACGGAACGCTCACGCGGGTACCAGGCGCTCAAGTACGATATCCCCTACGGCACTGCTATGGCCAGCACCGGTGACGACGTCGCGCTGAATGCCGTGCTGCGCGAGAGTGACGCGTGGGCCTCGATAGGCAAGCTGTTCCGCCTCGTGTCGAAGCGTGGTGTGTCGACCTATCCTACGTTCTGCGGTTGGGTCTTCAACCCCGTGGTCTGTTACAAGGATCCTGTGCTCCTGATGCACCGCACCGTCTACCAGACCGCGCGTGGTAATCTGCCCAAGATCATCTTCAACTACATGGCAGACATCACCCCGGCGCAGCACCACCTGGAGCTCCTGGCGCCCTACATGACCGTGGAACAGGTCGAGGCTCACTGCATCACCGAGGGAATGCTCTACGAGGCTTCCCGCGACTACGGCATGACTGGCTTTGGCACCTTCGTGACCAGTTTCGGCGCCAAACGCGCCTATGATCTGAACGGTGGGCATTCAATAAAACCCACCCAACCCACCTCGC